GTTACCTGACGACACGAGGGTATATGCCTTGGACAACAGTCAGCAGGGAGTTTATACAATTGGAGATATTAAAAATTTAATGAAGGAAGAACTATGGAAACAGCAGTAGAAATGTTGGTCAGGGAGTTGACCGCTATGGGTATTGAGATACCTATTGAATTGGTAAAGAAGTCAAAAGATCGTGAGCAGATGTTGCGCGACATGGAGTGGCAGTTAGGTTATAGGGATGGAGAGAAGAGCAGGTAAGTTTGTCGGTCAGTCGTATTTATCGGGCGGTATATATGGCTTTATGTTTGTCAGCGCAAGAGACAAGCATATCACGCGCAAGGTCATGAGTGACTTGCGAAAAGTATTCACACCTAAATACAAGAACTATGAGTAGTGCATTAATAATAGCTGTGATAGGATTTGCGGCTGTGGCGATAAGAATTTATTTAGAAACATTTAAAGAAGATTAGTTATGGAGACATATCACATTTGTTATCTGATAGGCAAGGAGTTGTGTACAGGTATAAACATTAAGGCATCCAGTTATAGTGATGCGATAAAGAAGTTCAAGAGTAGTAACAAAATTTTGTATATATGTTTAATGCAATAATAGTTTTTTTAATGCCAACAATTTTCTTTGCGATCATGACGGTAAGTAGTTTAATCAATAATGACATACTCCGTGTTGGTGGGGTATTTATTGGTTTTACTGGCTTGATGGCTTCAGTAATAAATTTAATTGTAAATGTAATAGTATGGGTAAGTTAGCAGTTGCTATTGTTGCACTATGTGTAAACGTAGCGTTTGGTCAGTTGGTTGTTCCTAAGAATTTTAAGGAGAACAACTACAGTATGTATGAGATGGCGTTCAAGAATGTCACTGAGGCGATACATAGTTATAATAATGTCTTAGACATGAATGGTATTGATGTATCTAATAGTGTGTATGACGTAACTAAGAACCCAATTGATTTTGGATTCTTCCCTAGTGGTGATGACAAAGTAATTGTAAGTTTTCTTGTTAGGTATAATGGTAGGTATAGATTAATGTTTTCTGAGATACCAGCTAATGAGAACAAGTATTTCTTTGATGTGCTAAATGAGAATGGTAATTTTGTCAAATTAGTTTATAAGATAAATGAGTAGGTTGGTTATTACTGCTGTCATTCTATTTATTGGGGTGACAGCATTCTCTCAGTTGTCTGGTATTGATGACTTTGTGAAGTTAGATAAGAACGCATATTTATTTACTGCTAGTACAGAGCAAGAGGCAGTTGACGTACATAGGCGAGTGCTTGACGCAAATGGATTTGACATAGTAAGATATATGACGGGCAGTAATCCAGTATTGTATGCATACTTTAATTTAGATACAGGCAGTAAGATGGGCACGTTCATTATAAATAGGGATTTGAGGTATGAGATTTTATTCATAGAGTTACCTGTAGACTATATGATTGACAGAGATTTCCAACTAATAAAAAGTAAGTTATGAAAGTATTATCATTATTTGACGGAATATCGGCAGGCCAGCTTGCACTACAGCGAGCTGGTATTGTTGTCGATGCGTACTATGCAAGTGAGATTGACAAGTACGCTATCAGCGTAACTGATAAGAATTTCCCTAACACCATTCAATTGGGTGATGTAACGAAGTGGCGAGAGTGGGATATACCTTGGGGAGAGATTGACTTGGTTATTGGGGGGTCGCCTTGTCAAGGGTTCAGTTTTGCAGGTAAGCAGTTGAACTTCAATGACCCGAGATCAGCGTTGTTCTTTGTGTTCGTTGATATATGTCATCGTGTAGCTGACGAGAACCCTAAGATGCGGTTCATGTTAGAGAACGTTCGGATGAAGAAGGAGTATCAAGATGTTATTACTGGATACTTTGGAGTTGAGCCAATTGCTATCAATAGTTCACTGGTGTCGGCTCAGAACAGATATCGATTGTACTGGACAAACATCCCTAACGTCACTCAGCCTGATGATTGTGGTATTTTATTAAGGGATATTATTTTGGATGATGTTGATGACAAATATTATTTAACGCCTGAGGCAATTGACTATATGTCAAGATTGAGAAATGGTAAACCAAGATGGGAGTATCACACTAATAATTTAGACGGTAAAGCAGCCTGCCTAACGGCCAACATGCATAAAGGTGTGCCATATGGTGTTATGCGTATAACAGGAGCAGCACAACGTGGTAGGTATTTAGTTGATGGGAAGCGTGCCGATCATACTGTTGAGAGTATGAGCGGAATGACTGAGCAGCGAATTGAATTCAGAGAGGACGGCAAGTCAAACTGCTTAACGGCTACTAACTATGATTATTGTTTGTACGATGGATATATATGCAGAAAGCTAACACCAATAGAGTGCGAACGCCTACAGACCTTTCCTGACAATTGGACTGAAGGTATATCAAATAGCCAACGCTACAAGGCGTTGGGTAATTCATGGACAGTTGACGTAGTAACACATATATTCAAGAACTTATGAAAGCATGGCAAGACTTAGAGAATGATCCATATATATCACTCTATCATACTGAAGTTAGTTTATGGTATCTCGACATGGGAATCAAGATTGAGAAGTTTGATGAGGATGGTAGGATAGAGGTTAAGAATACCATGACACCAGGAGAGATGTTTAAGGATTTAAATGAGGACGATTTAAAACTTTTCGAGGAGAAAGGTTGGATGGTAGGTTGCTTGACAATGAATGTTGGAGTATTGAAAGAAAAGATAGAGTGGCTTGAACATTTAATTGTAGACAGTAACGTTGATCCTGCTAGCATTCAGAGAAGATTAGAAAAAAATCGTGAGAAATTGTTGGATTATCAACAAAGATTAACTAAATTTGTAACCCCTTAATTTAATATAATGAGTAATCAAACACACTGGCGCAACATGATGGCCGACAACAAGTACTTAGGTGCTTGGGATTTAGAAGTAGGTGGCAAGTATGAGCCACGTATTGTAACAATTGAGAAGGTATACCAAGATACCTTTGTTGGTGAGATGGGTAAGGAGCAGAAGGTATTTATCAAGCTCAAGGAATTCAGCAAGCCAATGGTAACAAACCGAACAAACTTCAAGAGGTTGGAGGTATTCTTTGATTCATTTAATCCTTCTGACTATGTAGGTAAGCAGATAGTATTGGGAGTTGAGAAGGTAAAGAGTCCTCAAGGTATGGTTGAGGCATTGCGATTCAGCACAAGACCTTTGCCTGCCAAGAAAAATGAGATGAAGGTATTTACTGAGTCCAGTATATTGGTAGCCATTGATGCTGTTCGATCAAAGTCGACAACAGTTGAGAAGATAAAGTCTCAGTATAAGCTAACTGACGAACAACTAAAACAACTACAGGATGCTGAGTCTGAGTCTTAGAGCATCGACAGCTAGTCCTGTTTTCTTGGGTGATGATGGGTTGACGGCAAAGCAGGTTGAACTACTCGAAGAGTTGCTCAATAAGATAAAACTGACGGAGAAGCAGGCTGAGAAGCGTGACGAGTTGATAGCCAAGCGTGACTCGCCTGTTGAGCTGTCGGCAGGAGCAAAGACGTTGATCGAGGAGTATGTTGATCGGAAGGTATATAGGTATGAGAATAATTTCTCTAATCCAACAACCGAGAAAGGTTGGGCTGTTGAGGTTGATTCGATTGAGGTGTATAATGATGTGTTCAGTACTAAGTACAAGAAACTAATTGAGACCGACAAGTATTATTATATTACGTATGGTATACTTGGAGGACATCCTGACATTGTTGATTGTGAGAGAAGAAAGGTCATCGACATCAAGTCATCGTGGACCAAAAAGACATTCCCAAAGACACCTGAGAAGGCATATGACGTAGGGTATCAGTGGCAGGTCAAGTTGTATCTATACATGTTGAGTAAGATAACTGGTGATGAGTGGAGGCATGGTGAGGTAGCGCATGTATTGGTGAGCACACCTGAGACGATTAAGCCTGAGTGGGAGAGTGAGTCCTTGCATTATGTTGATGACTTTATAGACGAGAGACTATGTGTTACCACTGTTCCTGTAGAGTTAACTGACGATGACATCTTAAAGATTGAGCGAAGAGTAAAGGCAGCTGAGGCGTATGCCAATGAGTATTATAAACAAGTAATAAATAAAAACAAATGATAGAGATACAACAAGTAAATAATGGCTATATCGTAAGAGATAGCGTTAAGAACGGAACTACTGACTATGTGTTAGTATTCCAGACAATGACAGAGTTGATACAATATATCAACGAGCGTTTCACACACAGACAGCAAGAGATATTGACTGACGGTGTATTTTAGTAATCAATTAAATCAAATAAAATGAGTGCATTTAAAATGAAGGGTGTAATCAAGGTGATTAGACCGACACATCAAGTGTCAGAGAAGTTTAGTAAACGTGAGTTCGTTGTGACTGACATGTCAGAAGCGCAGTATCCGCAGGACATCATGTTAGAATTTACGCAAGACAAAGTTAGTTTACTTGACAGTTTTGGTAAAGGACAGGAGGTTGAGGTGAGTTTCAATCTGAAGGGAAGAGAGTGGGTATCACCTAAAGGTGAAACAAAGTATTTTAATACTCTTCAGGCTTTTAAGATTGAGGCAATAGTTGGCAACGTAGCATCAGTTCCTACGATTGACATGTCTGGTGATGATGAAGAATTACCTTTCTAGTTATGTGGTGGGTGATATTTTATGTGTTCTTCTCCTCATTTTTTACATTTGGGGTAACACATGCAGAGGACGATAGGTTGTTTGATACTAGTTTTAAAATGGTATTGTGTATTTTGGCAGGTTGGTTTATGATGCCAATATATCTTGGATCGTGGCTTGATTTAAATAAAAGAAGTTAAATTTGTAATATGGAAACAGGAAAATTTATTGGGATGTTATTCCAATCGCGAGACATGATGCACTTGCAACATTTACAGACAACATCATTTGCAGAGCATAAAGCTTTAGGTCATTATTATGATGGTATTTTAGAGTTGACTGATTCATTTACTGAGAAGTATTTTGGTCGTAACAAACGAATTCCAATTGTAATTCCTGAATCAAAAGCTACTGACGCAATGAGTCATTTGAAATCAATGCAGAAATTGATTGAGAGTGAAGCTGACTCTGACAACTATCCATGTGACTTAGAAAACATATTGGATGAGATGTTAGGTCTTGTAAATAAGACGTTGTATCTATTGACGTTAGTTTAATTAGCCCGAAGTACAAGGGATCGTAGCTCAGTGAACGCTTATAACGTGTAGGGTTTCTTGCAGGGCGCACCATTCACTCCTAAATCGTATATGTTAGGAAAAGTTGGCAACTCTTTTGGTCAAATGAAAAGTTGCTAAAAAAACGCTGATTTTCGGAATCAAAGAGTGCAATGCTAGCAGCTCAATAGGTTAAGCGTGTCCTATATAGTCATGGTAAGTTGAGTCATACCATGACTACTCGATTTCATAGGTTGACAGTTATAGTTCTGTGGTTAACCCAACATACTGGGAAAAACTATATGCCGATAGGTATGTCTAGTCGGCATTTTTAAATTGTAATCAAATATAATATGCTAAATAAAGGACAGAAGGTAAGGATAACTATCGGTAATAGTTATTTCAATTTAGGACAGATTGTCGAGGTTTATAATCCTGACAAATATGGCGCGTGGTTAATCGGTGAGGACCGATATGGCAATTACACACACTGGTATTTTCAGTACAGCGACTTTGAGTTAGTAGACAGTGTAGTTGAGAGTGTAATAGATCAGTTTAAACAAAGATCAAATATCGGTATTAAAAAATACGGAACTACATTAGATAGAAATGATTTTAGTTTGATTAACTGGCTTATAGAAGCACAGCAAGAGGCTATGGATTTTGTTTTATACTGTGAAGCAGCAATTAAAAATATAAGACAGGGTGGGAGCAAAAATGCATAATTTAATTGGAATTAAATACAATATGTTAACTGTTATAAAAAAGTTACCTAGTGTAGATTATGGTTCTAATGTAAGGCATTCTTTTAAAAGAATGTGGTTATGTAAGTGTGATTGTGGAAATATGACAGAAGCAAATACTGGTGCGTTAACTTGCAATAAAAAGAAATCTTGCGGATGTTTAACACCAACAAAATCAGCTGAAAATTCAAGAAAATCAAGATATAAATTAGCTAATAAAAATGCTGGATACAATAGTATTTACGCAAGCTATAAAGCAAACGCAATTAAAAGAAATATTGAATTCAATGTAGATTCAATTGACTTTATTAAATTACTAAAGTCTAATTGCTTTTATTGTGGAATTAAACCATCGAACACATTTAATAAAAGATATTATAATATTAAATACAATGGAGTTGATAGGAGAGATAATGATTCTGGATACACTATTACTAATTCAGTTTCTTGCTGTAAAATGTGTAATATATCAAAAAATAATAATACAGAAGAACAATTTCTTTTATGGATTAAAAGAGTAAATAAATATCAAACTAAATTAAATAAGAAATGAAATTCAAGAAACCAATTAAGAAGTACTACTTTGGAAAGATAGTACATGGATGTCCTTACTTCATGCCAATAAACTTTGATAGGAATATAGTAACGATACGAAAGATAAAAGATCCAGCGAGCGCACCAATGGTAAGACGATCAATGAATTGGATTGTAGAGTTGTTCAACAGATATTACTGGATACAGATAGGTTGGCCTATTATGTTTAAAAAACTTGAGTTAGGTTGGAAAGATAAGTATGATACACCAAGATTTGAATGGCCTCCAGCTTTCTACATATACTTTTTCAGATGGCAGTTTTGTATCTTTTGGACATCACCAACTGATGATCGACCAGACAAATACTATGAGCAGATTTTATGGTGTAAGCACTATTGCGATGGCGACATAGAGAAGGCAAGAGATACATGGCCTTGGGTAGATAGCGAAACTGAAATATCAACGTGGAACGACAATTATTTAATATGAGACAGTTAGTATATAATGCAGTGACATGCACAGAATGTTTAAAGACAATAGTAAGTAGACACAGGCACGACTATAATATGTGCGGATGTCCAAATGATGCGATGGTTGATGGAGGACTTGATTACGCTAGATATGGTGCTATGGATATGAAGAAGATAGTTCATCATGCTGTATATGCAGATGACGACTTCCAACTTGTAAGACAATACGCTACACGAGGTAGCAGAGGCAAAGATGGTAAGCAGCCATTATCGTATATCGCGATACAAGATATGGATGATGATTACTTGCAAGCAGTACTTGATTATGGTGGTGCAGATTGGCACCTGGATTTAATTAGAAAAGAAATAAAATTTAGAGAAGATGGAAAGATGTGATTATTGTGGTTCAATCTTAAAGATTGGCAATGTAAGTGAATTTTTAGAAAAGATAATTAAGTTGATTAATGATGATCAACTAAATGTTCCATCTCGTAGCCAAGTTAAATGTCATAGAAGATATTATTTGTATCACAAGATGAGGGAACGTGGTTTATCACTTCAACAGGTTGGTGATTATTTCGGTAGGGATCATGCTACTGTATTGCATGGTGTAAAAATGCATAATACTTATACAGAACAAAAAGATTTCAAATACTTAAAAGACACCGAAGAATATGATAACTTATTTCAAGACAATCAATGATACGTCAACACCATATCACGTTGATGTTGGAGTAGCAATAGAGAGAGTAAAGAACGGCAAGTCAAAAGACTTAGTCGAGGCTGTAAGAAACGAGACAGAGAAGGACAAGCGAAATGAGAAGAAGAAGAGACTTCCTGCTATTTGTTTCTCAGGCACATTCTCGAAACGTGCTGACAATGCAATACTTGATCACAGCGGTATTATATGTGTTGACTTTGATGGATTCAGAGACGAGCAACATTTGTTTGCTAAGAGAGAAGAATTGATCAATGACAATTACTCTTACTGTGTTTTTACGTCACCATCTGGCGATGGATTGAAAGCTTTGGTTAGGATACCAAAAGACCCAATGAACCATAAGAAGTATTTCAACGCATTAAAGAAGTATTACAATTGCGATGAGTTTGATGTGACATGCAAGAATATAAGTCGCGTATGTTATGAGTCATATGATCCAGAGATATATGTTAATGAGATATCATTGATATGGTCTGACATGGACAACTCTGATACATATAAGCCTGCTGTTAAGCCAATGATTCGTGTTGATGATACTAATGAGATAACAAGACGTTTGTCTCTTTGGTGGCAGAAGAATTATGGTATGATACCAGGACAGCGTAACAATAACTTATACATACTTGCTTGTGCGTTCAATGAGTTTGGTGTTGACATAAATACTGCTAGAAGTATAATTGACTCATATGATGTTAATGGTGAGATGGCTAGAGAGATACCAACATTAATTGAGAGCGCATACAGAAACACAGCAATACATAACACTAAGTTCTACGAGGACATCGACAAGACTGTCGCTATAAAGAACGACATAAAGGTAGGTATGCCTTTAGATAAAGTAGCTGAGGTATATAACGATGTACCTGCTGATGTTATTGAGCAGATTAGTAGTGAAGAGAACCCAAACAACTTTTGGACGAAATCAAGCAAGGGTAAGATTGATATAGTGCCTCATTTATTTAGAAACTTTTTAACTAATGAAGGGTTCTATAAGTACTATCCTGAGGGATCAAAGAACTTTGTATTTATTCGTATACAAGACAATGTTATAAGAGATTCTAGTGAAGATTTAATTAAGGAATATATACTTAAATATCTCGATAGTATAAATGATATGTCTGTATATAATTATTTTGCTATAAATACTAAGTTCTTCACTGAGAACTTCTTAAACTTCTTGCCAAAAATCGATGCTAAGTTTATGATGGACGACTCTGAGAATGCTTATTTGTATTATAATAACTGCGCTATCAAGGTAACTAGACGTGGAGTTGAGAGAATAGAGTATAAAGATTTGAAAGGTCTTGTGTGGGAAGAACAAAAGATAAAACGTAACTTTACTGAGTCAGTATTTGATGATTGTGAATTTAGAAAGTTTATAACAAACATTTCAGGTGATGACAAAGAGCGAATCAAATCAGTTGAGTCAACACTTGGTTACTTGATGCACAGCTACAAGCCAGAGAGCTTCAGTCCTGCTGTAATCCTTAATGATGAGATTATCAGTGACAATCCTGAGGGTGGTACTGGAAAAGGTATCTTTGTTAAGTCAGTCGGCCACATGAAGAAGATGGTTATAATTGATGGAAAGGGATTTAGCCCTCAGAAATCATTCCCTTATCAAAGAGTTCAGATTGATACGCAAGTACTTGTATATGATGATGTTAATAAGCACTTTGATTTTGAGAGACTATTCTCTGTCATTACAGAAGGTATAGATCTTGAGAAGAAAAACAAGGATGAGATACGCATACCATTTGAAAGATCGCCAAAGATTGTCATAACAACAAACTATGCGATCAGAGGAGCTGGTAATTCATTTGACAGACGTAAGTGGGACTTAGAGTTAAAGCAATACTACAACAAGTCATTTACACCTGAGACTGAATTTGGCCATATGCTATTCAGTGGATGGGATGAATACGAGTGGAATAAATTTGACAACTACATGATAAGTAATCTACAATCCTATCTTAATAAAGGCCTAG